TAGCGTAGGGGCCGCAAACAAAATTTTTTTTGGTATACACTCCACGCACACGTACCCTGTGGCTGGAGAATCCATGTTTTACTCGCTTCCATACGAAGCGCGCAAAGTCGAAGCGACTGAGGCGCGCCTCAACGCCATTTACGACGCCGCCAAACTTGGCCTTAAAGGCGACACGCTAGCCTTGGCCGCGGGCATGCTGCCGGTCGAATACCGGCAACTGTGCCAACTAGACCCGATTGCGGAGATAGCCGCGCAAAAAGGCCGCGCCGATGGCGAGATTGAAGCGTCTAAACAACTGCACAAAGCTGCCGCCGAGGGCGACGCCAAAGCTAGTCTGGCAATCTTGCAACACGTCCACGGCTGGGTAGCTAAACAAGCCATCACCATTGACGTCGATCAGCGCATCAGCATCACCGCCGCGCTGGCCGAGGCCGAGCGCCGCGTCGTGGACGTCATTGAAAACAACCCGAGTGAGCGACTTGCGTCGCGCCTAGATGCAGTCTACGAAATACAGCGCTGAAGACGAACAAGCCCTGATGGCCCGGCTGTGGAGTCCGGCGATCAAGGACAACCCGTTTGCGTTTGTGATGCTGACGTTCCCGTGGGGCGTCAAGGGCACGCCGTTGGAACACTTTAGCGGCCCGCGCAAGTGGCAGCGCGAGGTGCTGCAAAACATAACGGCGCACATCCAGCAGAACAACGGCAAGGTTGACTTCAACACACTGCGCCAAGCGGTAAGTTCTGGCCGGGGTATTGGCAAGTCGGCGTTAGTGTCATGGCTGGTGATCTGGATGCTGTCCACGCGGATCGGCTCGACGACCATTGTGTCGGCCAACTCTGAGTCGCAACTGCGCTCGGTGACATGGGCCGAGATAACCAAGTGGCTGGCGATGGGGCTAAACAGCCACTGGTTTGAAGTCTCGGCCACGCGGCTGATACCGGCCAAGTGGCTGACTGAGCTAGTCGAGCGCGACTTGCGTAAAGGCACGCGTTACTGGGGCGTCGAGGGGCGGCTGTGGTCAGCGGAAAACCCCGACGCGTTTGCGGGCGTACACAACTACGACGGCGTGCTGGTCATATTCGACGAGGCGTCTGGTATCGACGACACCATCTGGGCGGTGACGGCGGGCTTTTTTACGGAGAACACGCCAAACCGGTTTTGGCTGGCGTTCTCCAACCCGCGCCGCAACACCGGCTACTTCTACGAGACATTCCACTCCAAGCGCGACTTCTGGGACACCAAGGTGGTGGACGCGCGCACGGTCGAGGGGACGGACAAACAGGTCTATCAGCAGATCATTGATGAGTACGGGCCGGATTCCAGCCAAGCGCACGTCGAGGTGTACGGCCAGTTCCCCGACGCGGGCGATGATCAGTTCATCGGGGCTGTGCTGGTTGACGACGCCATGCAGCGGGAGAAGTACAAAGATCAATCCGCGCCGATTGTGGTCGGTGTAGACCCAGCGCGCTTCGGCGCCGACGCGACCGTGATAGCTGTCAGGCAAGGGCGTGATATTGTCAAGATAATCCGGCACCGAGGCGACGACACCATGACCGTGGTGGGGTATGTGATCGAAGCGATTGAGGAATTTAAGCCCGCGCTGGTGGTTATTGACGAAGGCGGGCTGGGCGCGGGGATCGTGGACAGGCTCAAAGAGCAGCGGTACAAGGTCAAGGGCGTCAACTTTGGCAACAAGTCCAAAAACCCGATCATGTACGGCAATATGCGGGCGCAGATGTGGGGCGATATGCGGGAATGGCTGAAGACGGCCAGTATTCCAAACGATAGGTTCTTGAAGACGGACTTAATTTCGCCTATGATGAAGCCTGATTCACGTGGAACAATCTTTTTGGAGTCCAAAAAGGACATGAAAGCGCGCGGATTGGCCTCACCGGACGCTGCGGACGCTATTGCAGTGACGTTTGCGTTTCCCGTGGCGCACAGAGAGTACCATGACCGGGCAACGCGGCGGGTGTACACTGGTTCGGCTGAAATTGCAACATCTTGGATGGGTTCATAGATGGCTACAAAGAAAAATGTATCTCTAAGCGTTGGACGCGGTGAAAAACTACCGGTGTCTAAGGGCGCGGGGTTAACTGCCAAAGGCCGTGAGAAATACAACCGCGAAACTGGCAGCAATCTCAAGGCGCCAGCGCCTAATCCCAAGACCAAGGCAGACCAAGGCCGCAAGGATTCATTTTGTGCAAGAATGGGCGCCGTAGCAGCCAACGCCAAAGACGGCGAACGCGCTAAAGCAGCCCTTAAACGATGGAAGTGTTGATCATGGCGACAAAACCTGGACTCTACGCAAACATTAACGCCAAACAAGCGCGCATCAAAGCTGGTTCAGGCGAGAAAATGAACAAGGTTGGCAGCAAAGCAGCGCCAACAGCCAAAGACTTCAAAGAGTCAGCCAAGACGGCTAAGAAGAAGTAAATGGCAAACACCAAACCCATTGGCGTAGCGTACGAAGATCAAAACATCATCGGCGCGGACACGGTTAGCGCGGCGGTAGTCTTTGCTACTTCGCAGCTAGGCTACACCAACGCGGGTTACGGGACAGTCACCCAGCAAAACAATAAAGCCACTGGCGTCACAATAAACAAGACGGCCGGAACTATTACAACGGCCAATGCTCAGATGGCCCCCAACGCCAAAGTGGCGTTCATTGTCACCAACGACAAAGTGTCTGCTTTGGATACGGTGATTGTAAATATTGCGGCCGGCGCTACGGCTACCTTTGCGTACCTTATTGCCGTAGTGACGGTAACTGACGGCGCATTTACAATCAATTTGGACAACGTGTCAAGCAACGCGTACACGGACACGCTTAAAATCAATTTTGCTGTTCTCCACGTTTTGCCCGCATAAGGACTGTTATGCCGCTTGTCAAATCCAAAACACCCGAAGCCTTTCGCAAGAACGTCAAGGCCGAAGTTGCTGCCGGCAAGCCTGTGAAGCAGGCCGTAGCAATTGCTTACGCCGTCAAGCGCGCGGCTGCACCAAAGAAAAAATAATATGGCACAAGACCCAACTGGAATCGTAGCGGCAGCGGCAGTTGCTGTTGGTGGTTCGGCTAAAGACAAGAGCAACGCGGACATCTTAGCGACGGCGCGCTCCCGGTTGGATATGGCTATGTCTTGCTACTCTGAATCGCGTGAAGACGAAAATGACGACTTGAAGTTTTACGCCGGCTCACCAGACAACCATTGGCAGTGGCCTGCCGACGTGCTGGCTACTCGCGGTGCGGTGCAAGGCCAGACGATCAACGCTAGGCCGTGCCTGACAATCAACAAGCTGCCGCAACACGTTCGTCAAGTGACCAACGACATGCGGCAGAACCGCCCCGGCGCCAAAGTCATTCCCGTGGACGACAAAGCCGACGTTAAAGTTGCTGAAATCTTCAACGGCATGATCCGGCACATAGAGTACATCTCGGACGCTGACGTTGCATACGACACGGCCTGCGAGAACCAAGTGGCCTACGGCGAAGGCTACATCCGCTTGCTGACCGAGTACTGCGACGACGACACGTTCGATCAAGACATCAAGATCGGCCGCATCCGCAACTCGTTTTCGGTCTACATGGATCCAACGATTCAAGACCCCACTGGCGCCGACGCCAAGTGGTGCTTTGTTACTGAAGATGTGGCCAGAGACGATTACATGCGTATGTACCCGGACGCAGCGCCTATCTCAACGCTGCAATCGCTGGGTGTAGGCGATCAGTCAATCTCCAACTGGCTCAATGAAGACACGATCCGCGTTGCGGATTACTACTACGTTGACTTCGACACAGCTACGCTCAACATGTACGCCGGCAACGCCACGGCTTTTGAGGGCACGCCTGAAGACAAGATGCTGCGCCAAACCTATGGCAAGCCAAAGCGCACACGCCAAGCCGACCGCACACGCGTGCGGTACTGCAAGATCAACGGGTACGAAATCCTTGAGCAAAACGAATGGGCAGGCAAGTGGATTCCTGTGATCCGTATTGTTGGCAACGAGTTTGAAGTCGATGGCCGTTTGTATGTGTCGGGCCTTGTGCGTAACGCCAAGGACGCCCAGCGCATGTACAACTACTGGGTGTCGCAGGAAGC